ACTTGTCGGTAGGATCATACTTAGCATTAACCTTAATGTGAGAAGGAACAGTAGCGTCTACGTAATGAGGTGGAAACTCAATAGGTAACTTCACATCCGGCTCGGTACTCTTCCAGTTAGGGTTTTCTCTCAAGTACCCTGATGGATACGAATCAGGATTAGCTGGTTTCCTTAATGCCTGTCGAGCTGATTCCTCTGACCCGAATGTGCCAATCGCACTACCACTTTTATTGCGTGCCAAATAGCGAACGTTGCCATTTGCATCAACGACAAGTTCGATGGACCCTAACTTCGATGTTGAGATCACAGTACCAGTAGTCGCGTTTGGTGGAACTACTGGCTTTGGTGGAACTACTGGCTTTGGTGGAGCAGGTAAGGGAATCTCGGGCTTAGCCATGATCTTAGGAAACTTTTTGCGCAACTGGTCGTCAGTAAGCTCGGGATACTTAGCCCTAAGATCAGAAGGCAAGCGATCTCGACCTGTGCGCTTACCCGGTGGAGCAGTAGATGTAGGCTGGACGGTTGGAGGAGTAACTACAACGGGCCTAGGTGGAGTAGGTAAAGGATCCTCCGGTTTTGACATAATATAAGGATACTTCTTGCGCAACTCCGCATCGGTTAGATGAGGATATTTGGCTCTAAGATCAGATGGCAAGCGATCTTTACCGGTTCGCTTACCGGATGGTACTCTAGCTTCAGCCACCTTTTGCGTAGGAGCACGAATACCGGTCATTTCTGCTGGATTAAACTCAAATCCAGCATCTGGTTGCGCCCAACGAGGAGGGCTTGATGTCGTACGCAAAGAAGCAGGATCGTCCTTCATAATCGGCAACACAGTGCATCGACACTGGTAGCCGTTAGGCGGCCACATTACGTTCCATTTTGGATCGTCCTTGCGTAACCGTGTGCCGTTCATTGCCGCATGCGACTCTCTAACACGATCGTCTCCAACGGTCACGTACTCATAGCCCCATATCATCTCGTTAATGTGAGGTTCTTGATATTCCGTATACTGAGCGGTTTGATAAGCAAGTTGCGTCTGAGTACGAAAAAGGTTTGCGTAATAATACGCATTGTTCTCTGAAAGACCTAATTTCGAAAAGTATCTATTGATAGCCGCGGTAGGTGTGAGTCCCGATTCAACTGCGTCTACCAAAGCATCTCTCACGCCATCGTTAAGCCTGGTAGTAAGGTTTCTTAGCACATCTGCAGTTTGCGCACTGTACATGACCTCTATCTCGTCGAGTTCCCACTTCGACATACCGCGGTACGACTTGAGCACCTCGCTAAGCGTGCTCGCTGAAATAATCTGTGGTCGCTTTATTCCAGTCTCGACTCCTACTCGCTTAACGCCTAGAATGTGAACGGCCATTAGCGTTTCTGTGAGCACTCTCTTGAGATCGACAAGTTCAGTAGGTTGAACCTGCCCTCCTTGTTGTGCGCGTATTCTCAGAGAAGCGATAAAACGATACATCTCGGCCATGCCCTTACGCTCGATACGCGCAACCTCCGCGGTCTGGCGTGTAGCAAGCTGTATTCGGGCTACCATCCCAGATATCCTTGAGTCGGAGCAGGAGGCGTTGCTTTATGAACGAACGGATGCGCAATGCATACCGTTTCTTCTGTATCTCCCAATGAAATCTCGTTAGCGCTTACTGCCTTGAAGAACTCCTTGTAAAGCTTCTCAAAACGAGCCATTGGATTACCCTGTTTCTGTTCGCCATCAGAGTCAACAACAGAACGGTTGGTATGCAGCAGCAGGCCAGCCTTTATAGCAATAGCATGCTCCACCATGGGATTGGTCTTAACCGTGTCCCATACATACGTAGTCATCTTGATATTGGCTTGAACATAACCTTCAGCCAAAGCTATAGACCACGCTACTCGAGCAGCTATATGGTCTACATCACCTTCATTTTCGAGATCAGCCCATTTATCGATGTTAGACGCCCCGAACACGTCATCTAGATCCGCTCTCACAATGCTCATAGGGGTTCCCAACCTGATAAGAGGTTCTGGTATACTTGGCAAAAATTAACCAACAAGTAGTATTCTGAGGGCGAATATACTGCGTAACTTTGACACGCTAAATCGCCTCTTTCATCAAGTAAAGCCTCAACGACATCAAGTAGATCACCTTCAACAGGTTTGATCGAGGCCATATCGATTGGAAGGGCCATACCTTCAAACGCGCACAAGCAGCCTAAGGCAAAACTAACTTCTTTCTGGGAGTTAATCCATTGATGAAGTTGAAGAGGGCTGTCCTGCCTTAGAACTCGTATCATCGTCCTCAATTGTTGTATCGGGAAGATCTTCGGAAAGTGGCTCATTTTCGTCTTCTTCTCTTCGTGGAACGCTAAGTGATTGTGCTATCGAATCGATGTCAAGCTTGTCGAACTCAGCAAGAAAGCCATCCGCATTGTCTAAAATCTTCCAATAAAGCTCACTGAGGAAATTTTTAGCACTGTCATTTAGCTTAGTAGCCTTCAACCATACGGCATTCTCGTACTCAGGTCCCCAATTGATTCTGATAAGCTGATTAACAAGGTGCCAATTGATCAGCTCTAAAAGCGAGTCATGGCGATATTCGATCATCGTTATCACAAAGTCCCCGTGCGCTTGAGCCTCAGCCTTTGTTCCAAATTGGCCTTCGAGAATCGCTCTTTCTGGCCAACCCAGAACGCGAGCAATACTCTTGTCTTGGTACATAAACCGCTCTGTGAACTCAATCACGGCCCCATTAGCGGTCATCAACTCAATAGACCAAGGATTCTCGCCTTTATTTTCTGCCGTCGTAAGCCTATTTCGCGATAAAGGAATCGCGATAAGGCCGTTCGATTCAATGGCGTCAAGCATTTGAGTGGCTAATACGTGATTTTCTACTTCAGTACCATCGGGCTGTGGGGTTTTTCCAACAGGATATCGAATAATCCATTGTGACCCAGCCATCTTTTTGTCGTGTCTTGACGCAGAGCTAACAATAAATTGTTTTTGATCGTACTCTTTTTCAGCGAGTTCGATCTGAGACTGCCCTTCCCACATTGTGCCCTCGACGTCAAAGTTGAGAAGCAAACACTCTGACACGCTGAGATCCACATCGCCAGACCTTAGCCCGTTAAGAGATCCAGTCAAATCGTCGGTAAGAATACAAGTCATATCTTGTAGTAAGGGCTTGAGCTTCTTGAGCGTGTATAGAAGACGAGTTTCGTCTAAGTCAAAGATTTTCTCGTATCCTTGCCAACCGAAGTCGAAACACCCTAGAATGCCCGTCCTAAGAATGCTTAACCTATGGGTTCCCATTTGATCGTGAATGAAGTCTCTGATCTCTTCTAGCGTATCTCTGTCTAAGTCCTCACGCTCATGATCGATCTCTGTGGACCATTCGCCAGATAGCACGCCAGAGAACAACATAGTTCTTATCAAGGAAATGACCGGATCTCGCCTCATTTCTCGTATCTTGCGATACGATATTGGACCAACGTAATTGCTACCTTCGTAGCGACGTTTAATTACGACCTGTGGTCCAGTTTTTTCTGCCATTACGCTCTCCTTCGAAGCACAACTGGCGCTCCAGCAGTCTCGATTTGTGTAAGTGGCCAAACGGCCGCAATGATGTACCCAAGGGCGTCAGACATGTGTCCCATTCGACCGGTGGCAGCCGCCTCTTTTGTTCCAGGCTTAAACGACCTGTGCTTCAAATCAGTTATTAGCCGTTTGCATTTACGTGCTACGTAAAAGCGAGTTTGTCCATTCGCGTTGCAAAACAATGCATTACACGCGCTAAAGCGATCGAACCTACTCGGATTGCTGTCAGGATAATAGACCTCCTTGTGCTTAAACCGTTCATCATTAAGAATCTGCAAATAATCGCTAAGTTCAGCCGAAGTTCGACGAGCTTGGCCTGTTGCATCACCAAAGAACTCCCACCCTGCCTTATGATGACCATACCGTTCATGCAATATGTCAAGAGTTTCACGGGTATTCGTGTTAGATATCTCTAGCTCGTCAAACACACACAGCTCGTTAGCCGAACGATGACACAGCGTCCAACACATAGGATTCACGTTAAAGTCAGAGCCGACCACGATTGTGCGTTGTGGATTGTACGTTGAAAGTCTGATCGCATCCTTTGAATTGACAGAAAGCTCTTCGTGAAAAGAGTAAAAGATAGCTCCAGAGATCTGTTCCCAAGACGCTTCGTATTGTTCAGCGTAATCACGTGGATCAAGAACAGCCTTAATGGCAGCAAGTTCTTCAGGAAGCACAACAGTAGATGAGTGCCACGTCATCGAGATCGTATCGTTGTCTAGTCCTGACATACCCAGATCAAACGCGGCCTTAAAATCTTCTGCTCCAATTCCGAATCTCTTAGGAACGCCTATACGAGCGCACCAGCCCTTGAAAGCAGTAAGAGCTGGGCGAATCGACAAATCGAACACTTTCGGCTTTTGGTCAGAACACTCGTCGATTACGCCGGCACACCACTGGTTTCCTTCAATACGCTGAGGCGCATCCAATCCAACAACGTGTATCTCGGCGTTAAAACAATTCCATATAACTCGTTCTGCCTCAAAGAAAGTCTGCCCTCCTTTGCGGTACCAATCTGGAGGAACCATGCTCTTGAGCGACTCCCAAGCAACGCGTCTAGCCTGAGCTGTAGTAGGTAATGCATAGAAAAGCATTGGGTTTACGGTAGGATACTGCATCCCAGCCGCTCGAGTCAATTTACGACGAGCAACTTCACTTTTACCCGACCCACGCCCAGCTGGCACAACAGGAAAGCGCTTTCTGGTTCGGTAAAAATAGTCTTGTAAGGCGTGTGGACGTAGTCTTTCAAGATGATTCACTTGGAGACTCCATCGTCAAAAGCCCTTTAATGGTTTCGCCAGCTTCTCTCATAGCGTCAATTAACGCGTCGTTCAAGGCACTTTCCTCATCGACAGCTGGCACGGTTTGATCAAAAAGAGCAGCCGTCTCGTCAAGATGAAGTAATGTGCCCTTTGTTTGAGGGTTCGGCATTACCACGCCCTCTGCAACAGCCTTCTCGAAGAGAGCAGCTAGTTCGAGGTAAGACTGATTTGTGAGACCATGTTCAGTCCGAGCTTGATAATCCAAAGCGACGTCGTGATGTATCTTCACAATTTGCTGAACGATATGATCAACATCGTGAA